AGGAAATAAAATCTTTTGGGCACACGCTAAAGATGATATATCTCCAAAAGATTTATTCAGATTATATAAAGGTTCTGATGATGATAGAGGTATAATTGCAAAATATTGTATTATGGATTGTGTATTAGTGTCAAAATTAATGGATAAATTACAAGTTCTAAATAATAATATTGGTATGGCAAATGTATGTGGTGTTCCATTAAATTATATTTTTATGAGAGGTCAAGGTGTTAAAATTTTTTCACTCGTATCTAAAAAATGCAGAGAATTAAATTTTTTAATACCAAAAAAAACACCAGATGATAATAAAAAATCTAAAGGTAAAAATCCTGAACCATTTGACCCAGCACATCCACATAAAAATTATAAAAATATTGGAAAAGCTGATGATTCAGATTCTGAATCTGATGAAGAAAAAGTTGGTTATGAAGGTGCTACTGTATTTGAACCTGTTAAAGGAATTCATTATGAACCAATTCCTGTATTAGATTATGCAAGTTTATATCCAAGTTCTATGATTTATATGAATATTTCTCATGAATGTTATGTTAATAATCCTGCTTATGATAATTTACCCGGTTATGAATTTAAAGAAGCTGTTTATAATAATTCTGATGGAACCACAACCACTTGTAGATTTGCTAAAAATATTGATGGAACTAAAGGTGTATTATGTCAAATTTTGGAAGAATTACTTAAAAAACGTAAAGCTACTAAAAAATTAGTTGAAAAAGCAAATGAAGAAGGTAATCCATTTTTAGCAGCTATTTATGATGGTCTCCAATTAGCTTATAAAATTACTGCTAATAGTTTATATGGACAAGTTGGAGCACCTACATCACCAATTTATATGAAAGAATTAGCTGCATCAACAACAGCAACAGGAAGAAAAATGTTAGAATTAGCAAGAGATTTTATTGAAGGAACATTTGGTGAAATCGTTAATTTATGTCTTAATGATAAAACAAAATATTATGATTTTATGAAAGATTTATTCAAAGATGTTCCTCCTCATAAATTTGTTGAACCTAAAGCTAATAGACAAGTTATGTTGGATTATATTGATTATTTTTATGCAAGAACAAATGAAATTTTAAATCCTAATTACAAAATTAAGCCAAGAGTTATCTATGGCGATTCAGTTACTCCAGATACACCTATTTTGTTATTAAATACATATTATAATCAAGTCGAATTTAAAACAATTGAACAAATTGGAAATAATTGGAAAGATTATCATCAATTTAAATCAGATATTGAAGGATTAACTGATAAACAACAAGATGATATGATTAATTATAAAGTTTGGACTGATAAAGGGTGGGCTAGTATTAAACGTGTAATTAGACATAAAACAAATAAAAAAATATATGAAATTATAACAAAACAATCTTATGTAAAAGTTACATCAGACCATTCTTTATTAGATATTTATCAAAATCAAATTAAACCTACTGATTGTGTTATTGGAACTAAATTATTACATAATAGAGAATTTGAAGGATTTAAAAAAATATATAATGATGAACCAAAAGAGTATATTGATTATTATGTTGATAAATATGGGTATTATCCTAATTCACAAGGAACTATTACATTTAATTTCAAAAATTTAACAAATGCTTTGAGTATGTATTATGCTTGTAGAGCATGTGGATATTATGTGGGTATTAATGTCATAAAGTGTAATAATAATAATACTTTAATTGAAGTTATAAGTAGTAAAATTAGACCTAATAATTATAGCGATTTTGACAAAATTATTGAAATAAATGACCTAGGATTTATCGATGATTATGTTTATGATTTAGAAACTGATGTAGGACATTTTCATGCTGGTGTTGGTTCAATGATTGTTAAAAATACTGATTCTGTATTTTTTAGTCCTAAAATACACAACATTAAAACAAAACAAATTATAACTAATAAAGCATCATTAAGAGTTAGTATTGAATTGGGTATATTAGCAGGAGAAGTAATTGGTAAAATATTACCTGAACCCGAAGATCTTGAATATGAAAAAACTTTTTGGCCTTTTATCATTTTAACTAAAAAACGTTATGTTGGTAATTTATATGAAACTGATTTTGAATCATTTAAACAAAAATCTATGGGTATTGTCCTTAAAAGAAGAGATAATGCCAAAATTGTTAAAATTGTTGTTGGTGGAATTGTTGATTATATTCTAAATGGTAAATTTGGTGATACTGATATTACAAATAGAAATAAGGGTGCTATCACATATACTAAAACTTTACTTAAACGCATTCTTCAGGGAAATTATCCAATTGATAAATACATTATTACTAAAACACTTAGAGCAAGATATAAAGGAACTAAAATTACAGATGATGATGAAGGAGAAGCTGGTCAAAAAGGTTCATGGTATTGGGAAGATGTTAATTGTCCATTAGCACATGTTACATTATGTCAACGTATTGCAAAAAGAAATCCAGGTAATAAACCAGAATCTAACGATAGAATTCCATATGTATATGTTATCCCAAAAGGTAAAGTTAAATTACAAGCTGATAGAATTGAAGAACCAAAATTCGTTTCAGAACAAAAAATAGAATTGGATTATTTATTTTACATTACAAATCAAATAATGAAACCTGCAATACAATTTTTAGAACATATAGCAACAAGTCCAGAAAAAATATTTGAAAATTATATTAATAAAGAACTTAACAGAAGAAATAAAACTAATCCTGTTAATGATTATGTTAATAATAATAATGATAATTTAAATGATGATAATAGTGATGAAAATAGTAATAATCAATCCACTAATTTAAATAAAAATACCAACAAAATCATTAAAAGAACAAAAAATAATAATGATATCCCAAATGATTCTGATAATAGATTAATTAATAAAATTAAAACAAATGTTAAACAATCATTAACAATTAATATATAATTTAATGATTTATTTTTAAAAACTTATATTTTTATATTTTTCTTCTTAACATTCTATAATTTTTGATAGAAAGACTTGATTTAACATCAGAAGAATTAAATGGAAAAATACTTAAACCTTCTTCACTATCTTCACCATTTGATGTTTGTTTATTTTCAACACTTGAAACTGATTCTTTACCTGATTCTGATGTTTCAATTACAAATTTTGAACTTTCTGATGATGATTCTTGTCTTTTATTATATTTAGATTTAGATTTTGATTTTGAAGATTTAGATTTAGCAGATTTTTTTGATTTACCAAATTCTGATGAAGAAGAATTAGTTGAAGTTGAAGTATCAGAACTAGATGATGAACCATCAATAATTATAGTTCCACCAACTTGTTTATCATTGTCATCATCAACTATTATGTTATTAAGGTTTAATTTTGAATTTAATTTTTTTGAATTTGAACCATTAACACCATTTGAATCATTTGAACCAGCACATCCACATCCAGAACCTCCTAATTGTTGAGATTTATTATTTTTTAATGTTTCTAATTCTTTCAAAATTATATTTTTAATGTGTTCCATTGATTGATCATCATTAAGAGATGAATCAGTATTTTCATTTCCACCTTCTTGATTAATTTCAGTTTCTAAATCAAGATTTCTTAATATTTTAAATAAATCATATTTGGTATATCTTTTTCTTCCAGTTGTATTTTCAAAACCACCAATAATATTTTCACTTGTTTCATATGAATTGGTTTCATTATTTGACAATAAAGGAATTTGTTTTTTTAAACTTCCACCTTTTTGTGTATGTATTTCTGTAAGATCATTTAAAGTTTCAACAATATCTGTAGTTTTTTGATTGTCTTTATTGTTATCAACAATTAATTTTTGTATATTATTTTCTACTGGATTTGAACTTTTAGGTTGTGTATTTGCATTTGTATTCGAAGAACTTGAATTACCCATTTATTGTATTATAATATAATTATATAAATAAAAAAAGTTTTATAATTATATTTTTTTTATATTCATAAAATATTTTATTTGATTATTCCCAATAAATATTTTTATCAAAACGTAATTATATATAATCAAATGTTTTTGTTAATTATATTTATAATAATTATATTTGTTATATTGTATTTTATTTATAATAATTTATATAAATATGACAATCTTGTAAAAATTAAGTCTTCTATTGATAATGATTTTTATTGGGTAAGAGATAAAAATGATAAGATTAAAGCTGCTAATACATTAGCAAACATCAAAATTAATATGAAAAAATTAATTGATTATTTACGAATTAATCAATTAATTTTTCCTGAAAATTTATCTTATATTAAAGATTTAGTTACCAGAACAAAAAAAATAAATATTATGGAAACTCCACAAGATGAAAAATATACTTCTTATACTATAAATAAAGGAGAAAAAATTGTTTTTTGTCTTAGATCTAAAATATTAGATAATGTTCACGATATGAATACATTAATGTATGTTGTAATTCATGAATTAGCACATGTCGGATGTCCAGAGTATGGACATACTCCTTTATTTAAAAAAATATTCAAATTCTTACTTCAACAAAGTATTCAAATTAGAATTTATCAACCTGTTGATTATAGAATTAATCCACAAAATTATTGTGGAATGACTATTAATGAATATATATTATAACAAATAGTCCAAAAATAAATACACCATCATCACAATCAAACATTGATTTTTTTGAACAAATTGCTAAAAGTGCTTTGGATAATTCATTGAATAGTTTATCTTAAAAAGATGATGTAAAAGAATATGTAAATCAAAAAGCAAATAGCAAATAGTTTAAAAGGTGCTTTTTTATATAAACCTAATTTATCATTTATTGGTATAAATCAAGCAATTAATTTATTTTTTCATTTTTTATCAGTTAAATTAAAATAATAATATTTTATATATAATATAATAAAAATAAACAAGAAAATATGAATAGATATATTTACATTTGTTTAATTTTATCACCAAATTCTTATGAAAATGGTATAAATGATGTTATTGATTTAATTAATAAATTATTTCCTTATAATACATTAGTTATAGAAAAATATACTTCCTTAGGATTAGAGGAACAAACTTTTAATGATCTTGATGATTTTTTTAATAAATATTCAACTGGTGATAGAATAATATTATCAAATAAAACTTCAATTTTATTGGAAATTAATAAATATTTAGAAATTAATAATTTAAATATTATTTCTATAAGTTTATCCGCTTCATCTTCTATTATTAAAAATTTATCAAATACTCTAACATATGGATATTTCAATCAATATATGATAATGTCTTACTTTATGATATTTAGAGATTACCAAATGAAAAATATTAAAATATTATTTCAATATGATTCATTAAATCAAGTGTTTTTTAGAGATTTAATTTTATTATTAAAATATCAGGCTAAATTATTGGGAATTAATATTAATGTTGATACACTTGAAGTTAATAAAAAATACAAATTTAAAAAAAGAACATCAATAATTTTATTGGTTGATCCAAATTCAATAATAAATTATGTAAATGAAGTTTTTTTAAATCAAATTCCTTGCGATTCATTTATTTCATTATTTGACCTAAATAATTCTACTAAAGATATATTTAAAAATATTCCAACAATTGTATTTATTCCAGTTCCACTTAATTATACTTCTACTACTCAATTAGTTTATGATTCTGTTTTTGATAAAAGTAAATTTTATTATATTTCATATCCTATGTTTGATATTTTATATACACTTCAATTCATATCAAATACAATAATTCCTTTAACATTACAAAATTATATTAGTATTAATCCATTTAATACTATTCCCGCTGCTTGGACAAATTCTAGTTCATTCATATTAAACATTTCAGGTTCTAAATTTGGTACATTTGATTGTGTTTTTACAAAAAATGTTTTAGTTGAAAAAAATTTAGAATTATTTAATTCAGTTAATAGTGGTGGAACTGGTGTTTTACCTGAAAGTCAAAGTATTTGTAAAACTATAGGTATTGTACCATTTTTTACAACTAATACCTATTATTGTGAACAAAATTATAATAAAATTTATAATAATTCAAATAAACTTATCGCTGTTAGATTTGATAAAAATAATACAACAATTTTATTGCATAATAAAGAACTTGTATATAATATTGCTGAAGATATTGAAAATAAGTTTATACTTAAATATGGTACAGATGGATTTTTTATATTTTTAAATAAACTTATAAATCCAAAAGACCCTTTACCAAAAATTAATCAAACTTTAAATAAAAATATTGTCCAAAGTTATTTAAAAATATAATTGTTTTATTAAAAAATTGAATTTAAAAAAATATATATACATATATAATATATAATACATGGCAAATACAACAGAACAAATTAAATTAATAGAAAAAATTACTTATTTAGGTGAACTTAAAGGACAAACACCAAGTTCAATGATTACCCTAGTTATTCCACCAAAGTACTGTATTTAGCACATGGATAGTAAAAGAAATTTCTGCAGCAACAAATATAAAAGACAGGTCTAATAGACAAAATGTTCAAAGATTACTTGGAATATTAAATCAAAGACTTGGAAAAATTAATTTGATGACAAATTATAATTTGGGATTATTTTGTTTTGTAGGAATTAATGAATATGGAGAAGAAATTATTGAATTTATTGAACCTGAAATTAAATTAGATTTGTTTTATTATTCTTGTTCTAATAAATTTGAAACTACAATTACCTCAAAATATATAGGCATTAAAATTTCTGGTACTATTGTATTTGCAAATGGAGATGAATGTTTGGGTTATCAATTTAAACATGGACAATTTATAAAAATATTTGGATTAAATGGAAATCTTATCAAGAGACATAACAAAGGTGGATATTCTGCAAATAGATTTCAAAGAATTGCTGAAGAATCTAGACATACTTATGTTGTAAGAATTTGTGATAGATTAAGGGATTTAAAAATTGAGGGTGAAGATAAAATTTGGATTTATGGAAGTAATGAAATTGTTGAAATGATTTTAAATTGTTCTCCTGTTAAATTGATTTATGGTGGATTTTTAAATTTTAATTCTAAAACAATATCCAATACAAAATATTGGCTTGATATTATAACAAAATCTCAAGAAATTAATTATGATTCTAAATATGAAGAAATTTTGGAATATTTAGAATTAAATCCAGATATGTTAGACTTTAATCAAAACAACAATGAACAAATGAAATTTTTTATTGATTTGAATTCAAAAGATAAAAGTAAGTTTAAATCTAACCAAATTCCATTAGAATCAAGTTCAAAATATTACTCTAAATTAGTAATATTTGATTATATTGGGGTTAAATTCTATAATTATGAAATTGATAGTGAATCTAATTAAATAATTAATCAATTAAACAATTAATTATTAAAAAATTGAAATTTATATTGTAATTGAATATTTCTATATAGTTTAAAATATAAATAATTTATATAAGATGAAACGTAAACATCAAAATCATATTGAGTTTTATGATGACATTAAAAAACAAAAGTTAAATGTTGAATTAGATAAATTGGGTATTGAATTAAATAATGTTGAATTATCAGAATCAACTAATAGTAATGATAATATTGAATCTAATGGAATTAATGATTCTGATGAATCTAATGATATTACAAATATTGGATATTTAGGTGATATTGGATACTTAGGTGATATTGATAATTTTGACAACATCAATTCAATAAATAAAGATTATATTGATAAAATTAAAAATACAATTAATTTTATAAGTAAAAATACAATTGATAACAAATTATCTTTTGATTTAATTCTTATTATGTCAAATAAAATAATCGAAAATATAGGAACTGGTAAATATATTCAAGGAACAATAAATGATGACTATATACAAGACAAATTATTTAATCAATATATTAGTTTAATGTTATATCCACATTTTTTGTTTCAACCATATGTTTTTGATGATAATTTTAAAAATGACTGTGTTGATATAAGAGATCCTAATCTTGTAAATATTTGTATTAATACAAATTGTTTATTTCCAACATGGAAAAAAAAATATAATTATGATACTGACTATAATTTTGAAGGTATTAATAAAATTAACCAAAAAATATGTAAAAAATTTATGGGAAAAATTTTTGATTTTTATGAAAAAGTATATTATAATTACTATAATGTATTAGTAGGAAATATATTATCATTTACAATTTCAAATTATGAAATTAACTTAAATCCTTATGATATTAAGTTTAATAAAACATTATGTTTAGAATGGATAGATGCTTTTAATGAAGTTTTAATTAATTGTAAAAAATTCATTAAAAATTATGCTGTTTTAATTGGATTAGAAAAAATAGATGAATTAAATAAATCATCTCTTGTTAAAAAATTATCACAATTAAATAATTCATATTTAAATATTATAAATGGTATAAATAATGATGTTAATGTTTTATTTTATCCATTAGAAAAATTTTATAAATTTAAATTGAATACCGAAAAAAAAAAATTATTTATTGAAACTAATTATCTTAATAAAATAAATGATGAAATTGAGTATATTTTTAGACTTAAAAATTATATAAATATAGTATCAAAAAATACATGGATTACTAGATTTCATTTTTAATTATGATTGAATTTATTTTTAATATATTCATTTAATTCTTCTAAATCTTTTTTTGTATTGACATTTTTTATTTCATATTGTAGTTCTTTTTCTAATACAAAAGTTTCTATTTGAATTGATTTTCCAATCATTAAACCAATTATATCTGTAAGATAATATTCATTTGATTTATTGTTATTATTTATAAGGGGGATTAATTCAATTAATTCCGATACTTTAATTTGATAAATACCACAATTAACGAATTTGATATTTTTTTCATCTTCATTACAATCTTTTTCCTCTCTAATTCCAATTATTTTATCCGAATTTAATTTGTCAAATAATATTCTCCCACAACCATAAGGATTTGATAATTCTGTAATTAATATTTTATTTTTATTATCATTTAAACTCGTTAATGTAGATAAAGAAATTAAGGGTACATCTCCTGATAATATTAAAGCTCTTTCATCCATATATTCAGATAATGATGGTAATGCACATTTAATTGCATGACCTGTACCTAAAGCTGGTTCTTGTTCAATATATTCAATAAAATCTGTAATTTCAATATATTCATCAATAGTTTTTTTAATAATATCTTTATATTTTCCAACTATAACAAATATTTTATTTGCTCCTATTTTAATTGATGTATTTATAATATGAACAATCATTGGAAATGATTTTGTTATATCTAAAGGATATACAACTTGATGTAATACTTTGGGTAATTCTGATTCCATTCTTTTTCCTAATCCTCCCGCCATTATAATAACTATCATTTTTGGTTATATAATATTATATTACATAAAAAAATTGAAAATATATAACTTTATTATATAATTATATATTATTTGTAAAATGAATTATCAATGGGTTATTACAGAACAAAATTATGATTATATTGTTTTTAAATTAATAAATAATTTAACAAATCAATATGCCAGTTGGAAAGATGTTTTTGAAATTTACAATAATGAATTATTTATTGATAGTATTATTAAAATATTATCAGAAACTAACCGATTTAATGAATATTATATCGAATTCAATCCAACTACATTTAACCAAATAAATGTTATTTTATTTGAATTTGTTTTAATTAGAACTGGTGGATTTAGAATTAATGCTGATATTGTAACATTTGGTTCAGATTTATTAAATACAAATTCAAATGAAATAATTTGGTTTCCAAATCCATCAAATACTTCATTATTAATTACTCCTTGTTATAATCATTTGTATCCAATTAATGATTATATACATATAGGAAAATTCATGCGTTCTCAAAATTATTTACAAAAAAAAAATTTAATTATTAAAATGTTTGAATTATATTTAAAAGAATTAGCTAAACAACCTAATTTAAAATTATGGTTGTCTACTCATGGAAAAGGTGTTGCTTGGCTTCACATTAGAATTGATAAAACACCTAAATATATATCTTGGATTCCATACAAATCAATTTAATTATAAATCATAATTTATCATTTAATTTTTTTATATTTATTGAAAAAACGATTTTTATGTTTTAAAAGGATTTTTTTTATTTTCCCAACTCTCTCTCAAAGGTCTAAAAACTATAAAAGTTAATAAGCAGGATAAAATGAAAAATAAAAATAAAAGAAAAAGTATATATGTAGAATAATTAGCTCTATAAAATTAAAAGTAAAAACAAAATAAGAGCTTTAATGGAGCTTCAGATAGAGCTGAATTAGAGCTATTGTTTTTAACATTAAAAATATAAAAAACAATAAAAATAATTTAAAAATATAATAAATATATATTATAAAAGTATAATGGTATCGTATCCGTGTCCTAAATGTAATGCTATTTTTAATAAAATATCAAACTATAAAAGACATTTAAATAAAAAGAATGATTGTGGAATAAAAAATGATATATTGGATGATAATATGGTTTTGAGCACAAATAAGCAAGATTATGCAGAACCATATGCAAAATTATGCCAAAACAAACATCTGGAGCCTTCAAATATTAAATATGAAGATAATAATGATAATTTAATTTGTCAGTATTGTTTAAAAAAATACAGTTCCAAATCAACTTTAACAAGACATTTAAAAGATAATTGCAAAATTAAAAAACAAAAAGATATTGAAAGAGAAAATAAATTAAAAGTTTTATTAGAAAAAGATAAACTAAAAGAAAATGAAATTAATGAATTAAAGAAACAAAATCAATTGATTTTAATTCAAAATAAAAAATTAAATGATAAATTCAATAAGTTAAATAAGAATGATTCAAATAATAATCAAATAACAAAAATCCACAATACAATTAAGAAGTTGGAAACTAGTATTCCAGCAAATACAAATTTATCATTTTCATCCCAATTGGTAGAACAATTAATTCAAAAAGATAAACAACTTGAGGAATTTATTATACAAAAAAAATAATAATTTAAAATCTAAATCAAATATTCCCGACGATAATTTTGATGATTTAATTGAGGAAAATATAACAACTATTGAAAATGAACAAATTGAAGACACAAAACCTATGACATTAATTTTAAATCAAAATGTTATTGAGTACAGAAAGTCTGATGGTTATATTAATGCAACCCAATTATGCAAAGCTGGTGGAAAATTATTTGGTGATTGGATGAGATTAAAAAGTACTAAAGATTTTTTAGTATCTATGGAGACCAATATGGGAATTCCCATATTGAATTTAATTGATAAAAATGTAGGAGGAGAACATATAGGTACTTGGATATATCCTAAAATAGCAATTCAATTAGCTCAATGGTTAATTTCAGATTTTGCTGTCCAAGTAAGTAGTTGGATTTTTGATTTAATGACTAAAGGCAAAGTAGAGATTAATCTTAAAATAATTAAAGAAAAGGAAAATATTATTAAAGACCGTAATAAAAGAATTAAAATTTTAGAAAATATGATTTTAAAAAGACAAACAAGAAATAAATATGATGAATCTATTAATGTGGTATATATAATAACAAATAAAGATGCTAAACTTAATAGAACTTATACAATAGGTAAGGCAAAGAATTTGATTGAACGATTAAGTACATATGACAAATTACAAACTCACGAAGTTATTTATTCAAAATCATTTGAAGATGAATTTAAAATGAAGATAGCAGAAGATATTGTTTTAAATAAATTAAATAAGTATAAAGAAATAGAATGTAGAGATAGGTTTGTTTTACCAATTGGTGAGGATATAAAAATATTTATTAAACCAATTACAGATGCTTTTAATTTACTGAGTGAATAATTTAAAATAAAAAAACGATTTTTATGTTTAAAAGGATTTTTTTATTTTCTCAACTCTCTCTCAAAGGTCTAAAAACTATAAAAGTTAATAAGCAGGATAAAATGAAAAATAAAAATAAAAGAAAAAGTATATATGTAGAATAATTAGCTCTATAAA